CCGAGGACGGTTACCGCGTCCAGTATGAGGACGGCTATCTGTCCTGGTCTCCCAAAGCAGTCTTTGAAAAGGCATACCGGGAAACCACCGGTCTTTCCTTCGGTCTGGCAATCGAGGCCGCAAAGATGGGCAAGAAGATCGCCCGTGCCGGTTGGAACGGCAAGAACCAGTATGTCGAGCTGGCATACTGCATTTCCTACAAGAACAATGCTGCTGAGATCGTGAATGTCAATCATTGCAACATCGGCAACAAGGCATTTGCATTTGTCGGTACCTCCGGCGTTCAGATGGGTTGGCTTGCCTCCCAGGCTGATATGCTGGCTGACGACTGGCAGATCGTGGAATAAGGAGGCAATATGATTATTACTGGCATGGATCACTTCCAGAGTGTGTGCAAGCGCAAGCTGGTAGAGTGGTACAATACCAATAAATTCATCGGTTACAACCATACCGGCAATCCCGACATTGACATGAGCAATGTGTATGTGGTTTGGAGTTGCAAGACCCTCCAGAACTACAAGGCGCTGCTGTCCACTTCTGTTTCCGGCGACGGTATCTATGTGGAGTTCACCTATAACGGTGACAAGCAGGAGCTGTACATGGATGTGTACATGAAGATGAGAAACGAGAAGATCACCGATGAATAACCCCCGCCCGGTTTCCGGGCGATACGCCGATATAGCACAACAGGTGGTGCGCCGTCCTGATAAGGCGGAGGGTGCTGGTTCGACCCCAGCTTTCGGCACCATGGGGGCTAGGCATAGCAACCAAGGGTTTCCATAGGAAATCATGTAGATCACCGACGGCAGGCTGCTTGAAAAGTAAAGCGGCACTCCCCGCGAAGGGTGGGTTCAAGTCCCCTCTGGCTTGCCGTCACCACATACGGCATCTTACCCAAGAGGCTTAAGGGGCCTGTTTGCTAAACAGGTAGACCCGGAAACGGGTGCGTAGGTTCGAATCCTACCGGTGCCGCCATACCCGTATCACAATGGTCTTGGTGCCACTCCGATAGTGCGACGGAGTGGGCGGCTTGCAACGCAGCGGGACGCTCCTAAGAGGAGGACATATTGGAAGCAAAGAAAAATCAAAATGGCTTTCTTATCTGCCCGAAATGCGGAAAGAAAACCAACACCAAGGTTCTGCCTCAAACAGAACTGAAAGATTTTCCCTTGTACTGTAATCGGTGCCGGGAAGATTTCAAAGTAAATTATAACATTGCCAGAGCTTAGAGCCAGAGCAGCATCCAAAAGGATGTTTGCCCTGGCTCTTTTTGTTTTCCCGGAAGGAGGAGCCGATGGCAGAGAAAACCCCGGAGGGCAAGAACATTATCACTGTCGATCTTGGTACTCCGAACTCCGAACCTCAGTGGCGCTTCTTCCTGTCCACGGTGAAATACACGTGCTACGGCGGCGCTCGAGGCGGCGGCAAGTCCTGGGCCATCATCCGAAAGGCTCTCTTACTGGCATTTTACTACGCTGAGATCCAGATCCTCGTCGTCCGCCGTGAGTATGACCAGCTGGAAAACCCCATTATCCAGCCCATGCTCAAGCTCCTGCAGCTTGGTACCTACACCTACAACAAGACGGAGCATCTTTTAACCCTTATCAACGGCAGCAAGATCAAATTCTCCAACATGCCGGACTACTCCTCCACTGTCGAAGGTAAGTTCCAGGGCAACAACTGGGACATTCTGTTCATCGACGAGGCAACGCAGTTCCTTGAATCGGAATTTCGTGGTCTGGCGGCGATCATCCGTGGCGACAACGGACTGCCGAAAAGAATTTACCTTTCCTGTAACCCCGGCGGCGTGGGCCATTTCTGGGTCAAGCGCCTGTTTGTAGACCGGGATTTCCGGGGTACGGAGAACCCCGACGACTATGTTTTCATCCCTGCGACTGTTGACGACAACAAGAACATCAACAAGGACTACATCGACCAACTGGATTTGCTTCCCGAGGATATTCGGCGGGCGCACCGCTTCGGCGACTGGAACGCCCTGTCTGGTGTCTACTTCGAGGAGTTTACCGACGGCATCCACACGTGCAAGCCGTTCCCGTTGAAACCGCATTGGCGGCGGTACCGGGCAATGGACTATGGCCTTGACTGCCATTTCTGCATCTGGGTAGCAGAGGACGAAACCGGAAGATGTTATGTCTACCGCCAGTATCAGCAGTCCGACCAGATCGTGTCCGAGGCCGCGAGAATGCAGCTTGGATTGACCAGGCCGGATGAAAGCATCAATTACACCATTGCGCCCCCCGACCTTTGGGCCAGAAACCGTGAAAACGGTCGTTCCCAGGCAAATACCTTCATGGAATACGGCGTTTCCCTCTACAAAGCGGACAACAACCGTAAACAGGGCTGGTATGCGCTGAAAGAATTGCTCAAGATCCGGGAGGATGGCAAGCCGGGTCTTATTATCTTCGACACGTGCGGCTCTCTGATCGACAGCCTCAAGTGCCTGCAGCATGACAAAACAGACCCGAACGACGTTGCCAAACAGCCCCACGAAATTACCCACGGCCCCGATGCCTTGCGGTATTTCGCTCAGACCTACACTCTCCCAGCCGATCCCATCAAAGCTCCCGTGGAGGAGGACGAGGACGAGGGCGGAGAGGATTATTTCCACCACATGTGCGGCACCGGCCTCTCCCGGAGCTACATCATGTGTTAACTCGTAATTTCCAGCCTACCAGAGCTGCGATATACGGCCTACCAGAGCCGAAATGAAAGGAGATCCCTATGCACGAGAATGAAGATTTTGGTTTAGAGGAATTTGAAAGCGCTCTGTTCGACGACGACTACCAGACCGGCGACGACAACGACACCGACGATTCCGATGCGACCGAAACCGACGACGATTCCCAGGACACCGGCTCCGACGACCAGGACGATGCCGAGGGCGACGATTCCGACGAGGATGAAGATACCGACGATTCCGAGGACGACGGCGCTGACGGCGACGGAGAGGGCAACAGCGGCAATACCAATGCCGACGGCACCTTCACCATCAAGGTCAACAAAGAGGAGCGCAAGGTCACTCTTGAGGAAATGACCACCCTTGCCCAGAAAGGTGCAGATTATGACCGGGTCAAGGAGCAGAACGCAAAGCACCAGCAGACCATCGCTGATCTGCAATCCAAGCTGGAAGGGGTCTCCTCCCAGCAGGCCGTGCTGGACATTCTGGGTACCATCGCCCAGAGAAGCAATTCTACCCTCGAACAGCTCGCAGAATCCCTTTACATCAACTTCCGCAAGAGTGCCGGCGCTTCTGAGGATGTTGCCCGTGAGGAGCTGAAGTCTGCCAAGCTGGAAAAGGAGCTGAACAGCTACAAGGCCAAACAGACCCAGCAGCAGGAACAGGAAACCGATGCAGAGGCCCGCGCAAAGCGGGATCTTGAGGACTTCGCCCGGGAATATCCCGAAGTGGAGCTTACCGAGGAACTGGTGGACAAGCTGGTTCCCGATATCCAGAACGGCATGACCCTTTCCGCTGCCTACCGCAAGTACGAAAAAGCTCAGGATTCCGCCCGAATCAAGGAGCTGGAACGTCAGCTTGCCGCCAAGGCACAGAATGACAAGAACAAGAAACGTTCTCCTGGTTCCCAGCGTGATTCCGGCGGTCGCAGTCCTAAGAGCGACTACGACGTTTTTGAAAAGGCACTTTTCGGATAAGTGCCGGAAAGGATAACCCACTATGGCTGAAACTATCCATTTTGGTGAGAAGTTCCGTACCGCTCTGGCGAAGTATTTCGCCGGTAAGTCCGTAACTGAACACGCATTTAACCACAATATCGATGCCGAGTTCAGCGGCAGCGACACCGTACATATCTACGAGATCGCAACCACCGATCTGAACAACTACGACAAGACTGTCGATCCCTCTACCGGCTCCCGCTTCGGTAAGGTTATCGAGGTCGGCGACTACCGTTACACCTTCAAGCTGACCCAGGACATTTCTCTGGATCGCTCTGTTGACCGTGGTAACAACGATGCCCAGTTCAACATCAAGAAGGCCGGTGCCATTATGAAGGCTTACACCGACAAGCGTATTCGTCCCCGCAAGGACAAGTACCGTCTGCTGAAGTGGTGTACCGAAGCCGGTATTCACATGGGTCTGGCAGCAGCCCCCACCAAGGCTACCATCATTGAGCAGATCATTGATCTGCACGATGCCATGATCGACGAGGACGTTCCCGAGACTGACGGCACCCTGTACATCGCCCGTCCCTATCTGAAGGTTCTGAAGCTGGCTCCCGAGTGGGTCGGCCTGGATTCTCTGGGTGGCGAAACTCTGCCCAAGGGTACCGTCGGCAAGTTCGACGGCCTGGTTGTGCAGCCTGTCTCCGCACGCAAGTTCCCTGCGAACTGCTACTTCGCCATCTTCTGCAAGGATTCCATCATTGCCCCCGAGAAGATTAACACCTTCCGTGGCATCAAGGATTCCGAGAACATGGACGGCGACCGCCTGCAGTACCGTTCCAAGTTCGATGCTTTCGTCATGCCCAGCCTGGCCGCTGGTGCCGCTGTCGCCTGCGCCGCTTCTGTCGTAACTGCTACTCCCACCGTTGCTATCGCCAACGGTAAGGCAACCGTCACCGCCGCCGAGGGCGCCGTGGTTTACTACACCCTGGACGGCTCCGACCCCCGTTACCAGTCCGCTGACCGCAAGGTTTACAGCGCTGCCGTTACTGTTGCCAAGGGCGACATTTTCCGCTGCTGTGCTGTTGCAGACGGCAAGTTCCATAGTGCCGCCACCTACAACGAGATTACGGCCTAATTATGCTCAATAGGGAGGCTCCGGCCTCCCTATTTCTGAAAGGAGATACCCATGGATATTATCTCCATGATTCTTTTGACGGTTGTGCTTGTGGCACAAATCGTCCTTTTTGTCCTCTTTTTCCTGGAGAAACGGTATGTTAATCACCGTTTCAGCGCCATGCTGCAGTACATCGACCGCAAGGTTGAGGATGCAGACTGCCGGGAGGATATCGAGGAATCCGTTGATGATATGCTGAATGCTTTCGGTGAGAAGATCAACGAGCGCTTTAAGCGGCAAGACGAAGTAAATGCAGAGCGATTCAAACGGCATCATGACGCTATTATTGAAACGAGAAATGCTGTGTCTGAACAGGTAAAAGGGCTGCTGCTGGACTATACCCAGGCGCAGGAGGCCGCAGATAAGGTCAACGAATTTGCGACCGGCCTTGCTTCCATCTTCGACTATGACCCTCTTGTAGCTATCAAAAAGGGCCGCAATAAGGAGGCAAGTTAATGGCAAAGAAATTCAAAATCCCTACTCATGAAGAAATCTGGAAGCGTTTCGAGAAGGGCTACAGCTTCAACGAGAACATCGGTCTTTATGACCAGGTTACCGTCAATGAGAATTTCTTCATCGGCAACCAGTGGGAGGGTGTGGAGGCTAACGGCCTGCCGACCCCTACCTACAACATGTTTAAGCGAGTAATCAATTTCCAGGTTTCCACCATCACATCCGACAATCTGGTGATCCGGGCAATCCCCATGCCCTCCACATCCAAGCTCACCATGAAGGAGCTGGAAAAGATTGCGGATATTGTAAGCCAGCAGTTCGCCGCTATCATCAAGCGGAACCGCATTGTGGCAAAGAACCGGGAATTTTTGCGTAATGCTGCCGTCTGCGGTGACGGCTGTATGCACTTCTATTTCGACCCCACCATTGAGAACGGCCAGGACGTAAAGGGCGAGATCGTCGCCGAGATCATTGATAACCTCCGTGTCATGTTCGGCAATCCCAACTGCCGGGATGTACAGCGACAGCCGTTTATCATCATCTACCGCCGGGAAATGGTGGACGAGGTACAGTACCGCGCAGAGCAGTACAAAGAAGCCGGTCTGTGTGAAATCGAGGATATCGAAAGCATCAAGCCGGATTCCGATAAATTCCAGAATAAGTACGACAACTTTACCGACGATAAGGTGACGGTCGTTACATATTACTTCCGAAACCGGGACACCGGCACAATCTGGTGTATCGAGGCCACCGAACAGGGCATCTTGCGGGAGGCTTACGACACCGAATACACCCTCTATCCGCTGATCTGGATCAACTGGGATTATGTCCGGGACTGCTACCACGGACAGGCTATGGTCACCGGTCTGCTGGCAAACCAGAAGTTCATCAATAAGATGTTCGCCCTGGTCGGTATTTCTCTGCTTACCACCGCTTTCCCCAAGGTTATTTACGACCGAAACCGCATTTCCCGCTGGGATGGCAGCGTGGGTACCGCCGTCGGCGTGCAGGGTAATGTAGACCAGGTTGCAAAGGTGCTTGACGGTGCCTCTATCAGCCCCCAGATTGCCCAGTTTATCGAGCTGTCTTTCGATAAGACACACTCCCTTTTGGGTGCCTCCGATGTTGCCATGGGCGACAGCCGCCCGGACAATACCTCCGCCATCATCGCCCTGCAGCGTGCTGCAAATACTCCCATGGAGTTGACGAAGCAGAACGACTACCAGTGCCTTGAGGATGCAGGCCGGATCTGGATTGATATTATGTCTGTCCGCTACGGTACCCGCATGGTGGAAATGAGTATGGATATGGACAAGGCCGGTGAACAGCCCCTCGGCATGAATCTGCCTCAGCAGGATTTCACCCAGCCTTTCGACTTCTCTACTCTGAAGGAGATTCCCTTGACCATTGAGCAGGAAGCCGGTGCATCCTCTTACTGGTCTGAAATGGCATCTATGCAGACGATGGATAATCTGATGATGAACAACATGATTACCAAGAAGCAGTATGTCGAGCGCCTGCCCAACGGCTACATTCCCAAGAAACAGGAATTGCTTGACGACTTTGCTGCAGAAGCTATGGTTCCGCCTACGGTTCCGACTGACACCGGCACCAACATGAGTACCGAGACCACTTCGGAAGAAATCCCCGTCCATGGCGGTAGCGGAAACGGCTCTCTACAAAGGGCGCTGAACGCAGAAGGAGCATAATGTATGGCACTTAAAAAACTGCTTGCAGATCTGTCGATCATTTCCAAGCTGGGTACCAATCCTGGCATTGATGATGGTCTGAGCGAAGAACAGCTCAAGGCCAAGTTCGACGAGGCTGCGAATATCATCAAGGATTATCTTAACAACTACCTCATTCTGGAAATTGAAAAGACGGTGGACGTTGAATCTCTGCTGTCTGACATTCTGGATGTTACCCTGTCCAAAGTGGACAAAGCTGCCAATGCTGCGGCGACCGGCGAGGCAATCCGTGGCCTGCGCTCCTTCTTCGAGAAGGTGGTGCATGGTGGCGATTATGTACTGGAATCCGACGGCTCCCTGGCAGCTGAGATCTCCGGCTCCGCCACCATCCGTGTCATGGGCGGTGAGGGTGTCATGCAGGGCAATTTGTTTGCTCTGAACCTCGGCACATACGAGGATGTGGAGTTGCTGGACGGTACCTATGGTCTGTACAGAAACGATCTGATTGTCGTTCGCTGCACAAAGGACGATACCAATGCTCTGAGCTATGCTTTGGTCGGACTGACCGGCGCTCAGACTTCCGGCGAGCCTGTAGATCCCGAGTATTCCCGGGGTGACATTAACGCCGACGGTACCGTGCGTGATTTCCCGCTGTACCGCATCGAGTTTGACGGTGTTGACATTACCAAGGTTGAACCTCTGTTTGAGGCTGAAAAGCCCATTGAGCAGTACATCCAGGATTACGTCAAGGAATACTTTGACGAGCATTTCACCACCGATACACAGGTTACCATTTCTGTTGCTGGTGCCGACGGCACCTCCATGAAGGACAGAACCATTACCGTCACCAATGCAGACGACGGCTCCGCTATCAAGGAGTTCAAGTATAGCGGCCAGCCCGAAACGCTGACCTTGCCCATTGCAACCAGAATCCGTATCACCTGTGATTCTGTGAATGGTTTCGTTACCCCCGATCCTGTGGAGTGCAACGCTGTTGCCGGTTCTGCCAAGACGGTCAACATTGTGTATAAGCTGGGTACCCGCTATGGCTTCCGGCGCTCCAAGAATAACAGCTCTCCCGCCGGTCGTATCGAATATCTTTTCGATGCAGCAGAGAAGAAACCCGCCTCCATGGGCCTTAATACCGGCACCTTTGATTTCGGCGATTGGGAGGACTTTGTTTACAAGGTCGCACGCCCCGTCATGCTGAAAACCAACGGCACCGTTGATTATGAGCTGGATCCCAATAACCAGACCCTCCGTAAAGACAACGGCCTGTCCTCCGACGTGACCAACACCAATTACAACGGCAATGCCATGGTCGAGTTCTT